TACCCTCGAAAGTGTGACCACTCCTCAGTGAATTGCTTCACCTGAGGTCGCAGTTGTTCTTCTGAACTGCGAAAGCCTAAAGCGGATTCGGGCAAAGTCTTCCATCTGATATACTTTTTCTCAGATGGACAATCCTCTACGAACTTGGACCTCTCGCCATGGGTACAAAGCCATCGCAGGTAACCAGGTTCACCAACTAAAGGAGGTGATTCTACCTTGTAGTCGGCAATTACCGGTACCGTATACACCTTACAGGCGTAATAAGGCTTGTCCTGTACGTCTCGGTGCCACTTACCTTCAACGATACTCTTGAATGTTGTAAGGCTCGCTTCATTGTCAGGACGGTAAAATCCCAACAATTGGGACGTTGTTGACACGGGATAGAAATCTTTAATTCCATGCCCGATACAACAACGCTGCACCTCGATTCGAAGTCTTTCTGCTGTTTTACGGTAGTTCTTTTTATAAAAAGCCTCTTCGAGGCGGAGAACTCCCGGAACATCAGAGAGTCGTAGATTCTTGCGTGCGATTTTGAACCGCACTGGCGTTATATCACGGCCTTTATAGGCGTGTAAGCCACAGGACTCTCGGAATAGCGATTTATGGAATGATTTGTCTTCATTGAATTTCATTCCGTACAACGGCAAATAGTCGTAAATCGCTTGTACACATTCACGGTTGACAATAATATCGTCGCCGTAAACGTATACATCCTTGATTAACTCCCGTGGCACGACAGAGAATTCCAATATGGCCTTGATTAAAGAAAAGTGAACAAGTGCCATAATGGGGAAGCAAATGGCGCTACCCATCGGAGAAATTTTATTAATAGGTAGTTCATTAATAAAGGTTTCTTCGATCACATCGGGTAGCTCAACAGTGTCGGTTGAACATGCTAGAATAAAATCTAGCAGTTTTTTGTTCTTACCAAAAAGGAAGGCAACTAGACATCTCCAAATGCGATCAGATGCCGACGACATATCTAACGTCGCTTTTGATCCATCAATGGATCCGTCCAGAGCCTTCTCTCTGTTGATATTTTGGGAGGTAAAGTTTACATATCCTTTTGTTAAAGGATGTGACTCTATCCTCTTAACAAGCGCTTTACGAAGCGCTTGTTGTAGCCATTGTACTTCATTCTCTTCGATGCAGATCCCTCTCCCTTTTCTATTAGTTTTTGGAACTAATTTGAAGCGAGAGGTTGGTGCATCGTGTATATTGAGTCGCGCTAGCGCGGCTCTTTTGCGAGGCCTAATGACATGTTGTTGCGGTTGTCCACCTAGATTTAAGTAAAATAATCTAGGAGGACAGAATGGTGGTCTATACCACTCATCCATATCCACAACGTCACTAATTTGAACGTAATCTGAGTGGGCTTCATATCGCTCAGATTTCTTGAGAGGTGAATTAGTGGCCCCAGGTCCAGGCTGAGGAAGAAAATCCTGAGCTTGATCTGGATCCGTGGGATCTAATCCACGCAGAACAGTCGTGATGATCTCACGAGCACGTCCTGTGATGGCTCTCAGCGGCTCGCTTAAATAATCATATTCTTTAAGCGAAGCATCAACCGCTATGAAGTCCTCCAGCTGCTTGAGAACTACGTTCTCCGAGTAGGGACCAATTACCTTTTTAAAGGCATAAGAGAGTTGATAAAGACACTCTAATGCTTTGGTTCCCTTCTCCGTATCTCGGTGTTTGAGAATGCATTTCACTAGCCCACCTAGAAGTACTGGGTAAGTGATTCCCTCACGGCTTATAGTCTTAAAGCCAGGGAAAGATGCAGCTCCACCTTCAAGGATACATATAGTACCATCGAAGATGACGGGGAGTATCGACGTTGCAAAGGTCGATCCCTCGTAGTTCAATCTCCGTAATAGATTTAATCTATCACGAAGAAAGTCAGCTCGCCGATATACAGAGGTGAGTTGGTTAGCTATGTCGTCAAG